CAAACATACTCTTCAGATTTTGACCTAAATACAATCTTTTTTACTTTTTTATTCAAACTCTTTACTGCTCCTTATTTTTTGAAATAACATTAGTAAGAGAGGATATTGGAAGATTATAACAATTAGCTTTTACAAAATAGTTATTACTTGGATCGTGTTCTCCTTTCTTCAAATACACAGATTCTTTAAAATATGCTTCTCTATCTTTTAATCCAAGGAACCAACCTTTAGACTGATCATTTAAAACCCTTACAAATGCAAAATAATCACAGTTTTGTTTTCTTGTCACATCTGCTACACTACAATCATAATTTGGCTTGGGTGTAACAGATGTTCTCTTTGTTTTAACGTCTATTGTTTTATTGTCTATAATTAAATCATAATCATGTGTATTATTTTCTTCTCCTCCTAATATCTTTCTTACAATTTCTTCACCAAGAAAACCAAACACATTTCCTTGTCCACGAGTAATGCTATTACGTAATACTCCCATTTCCTTTGATTTTTTATGTGCAACTTTTCTCATTTTATCAGTAATTAAAACTTCTATCATTGCATAATTCCTTTTAGTTATTAAAAGAAGGACTTATTTACTACTACCACCTAAATAAAGAAGTTCTAAAAGGGCTACTATACATAGAGGAAGTAACCCCAAGCTTTTTCAATTCATCTGCTAAATCAGAATCCGCTAATCTACGTGCTTCTATAGCTGAACGAACACCAGTCAATCGTTTTTCCTTCAACGTAGCCCTCGCCTCAAATAATTGTTTGGACATTTCACTAACAGTTTCTGTTAATTCTTCAATGGACATTTCATTAAATACTAAATTATTCTCTTGTTCTGTCATACTATTGCTCCTTTATCTATGTAATATACCATAGGTTTTTCTTTAGCCTTACTTACTTTAGACTCTTGTTCTGTTAAAGCATCTCCCCAACAGGCAAATCTAAAATCACAAAATTTACATTCAGTGCAAAGTATATACCTTCCACTTTCAACTTTTCTATATTTTTCTTTTACTGGTTCATAACAACGTGCAAATACATTTTCCTTTATTATATTTACTGTTTTCTCCAATGACTTCATAACTTTATTTAAATTGCTAGTGTATTTTACATACTTAAATTCACCGGAAGAATGGTTGACAACCCACCATCCTCCCGGCTCAACTCCCTTACCTTTTGCATACACAGCAAGTTGCCCAATGTAACCAAAGCTATCGCTTTTTTCTACTTCTTCACCTCCTATCCATTTGTTTCTATAACTCCAAGGACTAGCAGATTTTATATCATCTACTTTACCATCTACAATAAGATCATACTCACCGTTAATAGTTTCTCCTGCTATTTCTACTTGTACTTTTTCCGGTTCACCGTAATTAACTCCTGCTTCAGTTAACACACCCTTAAACACAGCTTCAGTTATATCTCCTATTAACATACGCAATAGGAAGTTAGAACCGGGAGGTATTGCTTTCTCAGGTTTATTCTTCATAAACCAAAGTTGACAAGTGGCTCTTCCTATGTTGCTTGCTCTTAATCTAAACTTATTATTTTTTCTGCCTTCAAATTGTTTATCTAATGATTGCTCTACATGCTTCATAATCTTTTGTTTGGTGCTTTTAGACATGCCTACAGAGCCATTAATTACGTTTGTAAAATAGTTATGTACCTGAAGTTCAACAGGATGCTCCATATCAAAATTCCTCTGTTACGTCTACAAACTCCTCTATCACACTAGTTTCTTCATCACTAAACAAAACTGTATTGTTTATCTCATTATACTTGTCTGTAATGTAATCATTTTGGCTATCAACCCATACTACAAAGTTAGCAAACACTTCTTGATCTGTGTCTCCTATCTTAATTTCTTTTGAAAAATCTACAGAAGGAATAGGAGTATATACCATATTACCATTTGGCATTTGTTTTCCTTCAGTAGTCATTTTTATCTCATGTTGTGGCAATAGACGCCTTGATGATAAGTACTTTCCAATAGTTTGTCCCATTATTTTGAAAGCATCTTTGTTATTTATTTCCCACACAACAGGAATCTCCTTGTCCTGTTGCTCTTGTACTTCTCCTTTGTCATTCATGGTTTCATTTAAAGAAGCCACACCAAAGAGCGCCCTCACACGCTTAACGGAAGAAATTAGACGACGATTAGATTCAGGTAGAGCATCCCAATCCTTGATGAATCCGGAAGGACGCCCACAATTGAAGCTACCATCATCATCCATTAAATCATTGTTGTTAAATGTGTCTTGTGTAACAAATATAGACTTTATAAACTTTCCCTTTCTACCATCCTTATCTGGACTAGCATAAGGAACCCAACGGGTATACCTGAACCGTTGTAAAAATGGGCGAAAGGTAATGCCTTCCGAATAACTAACTTGACCATTATTGTTTATAGTAAAAGTCCCACCTGAAACAACCTCCATTTGTCGTTTCTTGCCATTTGTATCTACTGTATCCATAATAGGCTGATGATTAATTTTCATGCGAGGAATAGTCAGTGGAGCATCTGTTTGCAACCCCATTCCCATAGCATTCGCCATTACTTCAAAATTATCTGTGCTGATTGTAGCTAATTGTTTGTCCATTTATTAATCCTTTCATAAGTTTGAATCTGACCATTATACATTAAAATAAAGTTTTGTCAAGAATATTCTGCTACCTCCATCCAATTATCTCCTATTTTACAATCCATATTTAATGGCACATCAAAATATAGTTCAAACTTTATCCCCAGCATAGTTTGTAATGCATTTTCTACATCACCTATACACTCTTTAACTTGAGCCTCTTCACCGGGATATGTGTCAATGATAATGCTGTCATGAACACTATTAACAATCATACTCTTTAACTGTTTCTTTTGTATTCTTTTTTCAACTAGCAATAAAGTAAATTGAACAATATCCGTAGATACAGATTGTACTGGATAGTTTTTAACTGCAGTAAAATATGTAATTCCTCCGTTGCTTCTACGTTTAGCATCAGGAAATGCAAATTGCCTTCCTGTGGGCGTTGTAACCATTCCTGTAGCCATTACCTCATTAGCCAATGATCTATGCCATTCACCAATTCCCGTGTATTTTTGTACAAATTGTTGGTAGTATGCTGCCTCTGCTGTTGTTCTTCCAAACCCCGTAGCACCAAATAGAGGGGCAAACGTGTGCTCCTTGGCTTCTTGTCTTGAGGTTTTCTGCCCTGCATCCGTAATAACTTTTGCAGTATAGCTATGAACATCAAACCCTGTGTTGATTTCGTTTTTGGCAATGTCATCCTTCCCTAAAAAAGCTGCTATTCTAAATTCAAGTTGAGCGAAGTCTGCCTCTATAATTTTTCCCCCATCCCAACGCGATTTAAAGACACGCTTTATTGGAAAAGTATTTCCTCTTGGCATATTTTGTAAATTTGGAGAATCAGAAGCCAACCTTCCCGTAGACGTTCTGTGTTGTACTAGTCTAACATGCAGCATACCATCTGTTTTCATATATGTTTCTATACCATCAACAAACGAAGATAGATATGTATCCAAAGCAGATAGCCTACGAACTTTGTATAAAAAGGATTGTTCTTTTACCATATTTTTTCTCTTGGCTACCTCCTCTAACATTTCTACGTTAGTTTTACTCGTACTGAACCCATGATTAGATACCCAACTTGCTGAAGGGGCAGAAAACTTTAACCCTGCTATTCTTTTTTGAGGTATATAGAGTATGCCCTTCTTGTTACACACCTTACAAAGTCTTTTACCTTTTCCAATTGTTCCATCTTTCTTTCTAACAAAGGTAAACCCTCTTCCAAAACAATCTGAACATTGTATTGCTTTAGTTTTATACACAAGCCTACTGTTTTCTTTCACCACTGAAGCAAAATCTTTTTTCTTCATGTATTTTGAAAAACATTTTGACCAATTAGCCTTATCTATTGGCTTACAACTATATATAACCGTACTTAACTGCTCTGGAGAAGATAAATTTATTGGTGTATCTCCCATAAGCTCTACAATTTGCTCATTAAGTTCTTGTGAAATACTGAACTGTTCTTTCTTAAACTGTTCTTTTACCCTACTAAGTTCTTTCTTATCTACAGTAAATCCCCGTGAATATATCTTTGCCAATAAAACACATAACTCATTAGTCAGTGTACATATTGACTCAAGACAAGAATACTCCTCAGTATATAACTTCTTTCTAAGAACACCAGATAACTCTTGTGTAATTCTAACATCAGTTAAACAATATTCTTTCAATTCTTCTCCCTCTATTTCATCAACAGCAACACCTTCTTTGAGTTTATTCTTCATTAAATCCATCTTTTGATTATCAAGAGCATACCTCTCAGCAATCGCTTGTAATGAGAGTGGTTGTTTTTGTGCTCGTTGAAATAAGTATTCCATTAACATGGTATCAAATACTGGCCCGTCATATTTAAAACCACAATCCCACAACCAAATCAACTCATGTTGTGCGTTATGACAAATTATTACTGCAGCTTCATCAAGCTGTGCTTGAAGCCTATCTTTAGAAGAAGCATCACTATGCGTACTATGATTAAACCAAAACACAGATTCCTCACCCGTGTCCTTTTCGGTACAGGCGAGAACAAGTTTGTTGTTTGGTGTAAATGGATCAAGTAAAATTTTACCTGAAGGCAATTTAGTTATTGTGTTTTCAATGTCTATTGTAAGTTTCATGTTATTTTCCTATGCTCTAAATGTTCCAGTTTTTGAATCAAATAAAGTAACTATTTTACCATGCCTTCCCGTAAGTTTA